TGTCATAGGTCTTCTCGCACTCGTTTCACTGTACACGTCTTCGACACTAAAGCTTATCCCGCAATCTCGTATCCAAATCGCGATGGAAACAATCATCGGCGGATTATATGATTTTTTCGGTCAGATATCAGGACCCCGTTATATCCGGCGTTTTTTTCCGCTTCTTCTTTGGCTTCTTCGGCTAGTTTATCTTTTAACGAATACATTTTCGCGTTACCAAATTTTTGACTCATAATTTGTTTTCCTTATTATTCGACCAAAATTCCCTTAATTATTTCATCTTCTTCATCATTTTTTGAGCTTCCTTCTTCATTCCTTTGCCCATTTTCATTTTGGGCATCGTCGTTTTCTTACTTTTTGTGCCGTGTTTCATGTTACCTAAATTCTGAAACTGTTATTGTTGTAGTAGAGTCGTAACTAACCGCTCTCATTATTCCGCATCCGTAGAGGTCAGAATCATACGCGATAGTGGTACTGGCTCCTTGGACATGGCCGTATTGATTGGCGAAATCCGGAGCTGATTTGGAATCGAAAGTAATCAATATGGATTTTCCCTGCGTGGAAACCACTCTGGAAGTGCAAGATGGGGTGCTGGTGGCGAAAAGAGTTACATTAGTGCTGGTACCGATACTAACTGTCGCGCTGGTGGCCATTATGGCACCAGACCCCTGAAAAGCGGCGCCGGAAGTATCATCCGGCCTTCTCAAGAACAGAAACAAAACTCCAATAACCACAATGGCGCCTAAAAGCAGTAAATTTATTCTTTCATCTTTTTTATTAATTATATTATCCATAATCAATTATAGGAGTTACATTTGCGACCTTTGACCAATTTAAATCTAAACTAAATTTGTGGGTTGCTCTTTATTTTCTTCTTCGTCTTGCAGACGTTGCAACGCGTTAAATCCGTCCTCAAGAAATTTTACGGCAAGCCGACTGGCGGCTAGCACATTGACATCAAATTTTATTATATCACTGCTTAAAAAACTTCGCAAAAAAACTTTTTTAAGAGCTTCAATGGTTGTTTTATCTTGCGCTAACTTTTGGAGTCGCCCTTTTTCGTTTTCGTTGAGGTTGATCATGTCATTCCTTTACCCGTCATTTCTTGCATTGGTCTTAAATCGGGCGCGCCTTGTCCCACTCCCTGTCCCGTTTGAGATGGTGGAGGAGTATACGAAGCTAACTCACCCAACTCTAAGGGAGAAATGCCGGACGCTTCAAGAATTTTATTAAATAGTTTCAAAGCCACCGGATCTTGTCTCATCTGCGGGGTGGCCATATATTGGCGCAAAACATTGACTAATTTATCTACCATCATTGATAAATCTTTTTGTTTTCCGGCTATTACGACTTTGACGGCCAGTGGAGCGTCCTTAAATTCATCTTTTAGGATTTCGATAAATTTCTTATTGCCTCCCTGCCTGAATGTTTCTTTGATTAAAGTTTTATGTGCTTCTATTTCCTCTTCAGTTACTATCTCGCCACTTAGTATCTTTTCTTTTACGAATTTATTGGCTTTATTTATGGCTAATCTTTCTGAAACCATAAGCATTTCATCTTCCGAAAGAGTCGAAAGGAATTTCTTGCCCTTTACGATTTCTCTTTTAATATGAGGAATAATCCAATCTTTGTAGATTTCTTCAATGAATTTAGCGAATTTGCCTTTGCGGTATTCGTGAAGTCCCTTGCCTTCGAAAACCACGCGTTCCTGAAGCCGAAAAGGAGTGCCGGCCGGAGGTTGTTTTCCTAAAAGGGGTTCAGTAGCTCCTCCTATCTCTCGGGCATGATTTTCCCATTCTCCAAGCGCTTGAGTGAATAATTGAATATTGGGAGAACCTGTGGGAACTTGAGCGATACCTCTGGAATCCTTAGATACTGTGGTTATTTCAAGATTTTTGAGATTGACGATTTTCTGGCGGTTGGCGTAAGCGTCGTCATCCGTCCAGAGAATTACCTTGGAAGCGGCTTTCAGCATTTCTGTTTTATGAATCTCGGCAAAATTAGTCCAAATCTGGGCATCAAAAAGTTCTTCCACTCCTCCAAATCCAAGAGCGCGATTATAAAGTTCTTCGGGATTATGGAATTTATACACTTCCTCCGTTTCTTTGGAACGATACAGGGTCTGCCCCACTTTCCCTTTTTCATCGTTATAAAAAGCTATTACCTGAACCTGATTAACCATATCCTCCATTTTTCCTTTTTCGTTCAGATAAGCCGCGGGCATTTGGCCTCGAACGATATAAACCTCGATATTCTTGCCAGTAAGCGGATTTTTCATGGAATCAGCCGTCGTGGCTGGGTCTTTTTCACTTTTAGCTAGGATAATTAATTCATCTAAACTTATCGTGGCTCCGTTTTTAGGATCGCCCCAGCCAGATTTGGCTTTGGTTCTTAATTTATCGGGCGTAAAATTGAATTTCAATCCTATGGGACCACCTAAAATATCAGTCTGATCGCAAAAAGCTATGGATTGAAGCGGAATCCACTCCGGCACAGGCCCATCACCTTTTTTAACCAAACATCCGCCTAGATCAATCTTTTCCTCTTTGGCCTTATCAAAAAAGGTGTCTAAATCGTTTTCAACCACGAAAACATCGTCATGGTATTTTTTAACTAGGAATGAGAGATGGAATTTATCGGGGTCTTCAACATAAATAACCGAATCTTTCACGTCTATATCCTCGGCTCGGTAGCGAAGACGGAGAATTGGAAGGACCACCATACGAAATGGGGGTTTAAATTTGGGATCGTTTGAAGCGGTTAAAAACTTTCCGTGCTTAAAAGATACGCTCATTTGAATATGCGTGGGCATATTCCAGCTGTAGTTGTCAAAAATCTCCACATCACTAGTTTGGTAAGCGTTTTCTTCCTGCTGAATATATGAATATATTGTTTCGGGAAAGTTCATTCTTTAATTAAAAATCAAATAATGTGCTGATTTGTTTTAACGCTATTTGCTTTCCGAGATCGCCTCCGGGGCCGAAAAGACGCCTTACTAGCGGCCCCCCGATTATCTTTTCCCTTCTAATATCGCCCTTTTCAACAGTTAAAATCCCAACACCTCTATGGATATCGGGATTAAGATTTTGGATAGCTTCCAAGGCGGTTTTTCCTTCGGCGGTGTAAATCTTGCCGAAAATAGAAAATGTGGCTTTGTAAACTTGTTTTTGTGTACTCCCCAAATTTTTCTTTTTTCTCGGCATTATATTAATCTATATTAACCCTTTATAATCTATGTAATTTGTACCCGGCATTATTGGGAGTTCGTCAAATCTAGGCGGACGTTTCTTGGGCGGACGATTCTTGAATTTCTCATCAATAGCGGCGGCGATAGCTTTTACTTCTACGATGCAGGTCTTGCAGTACCCATCCCCAAATGTATCTTGTTCATTTTCCGATTCATACTTCTGAGCGCATTTCATGCAAACGCAGGGATAAACTATGTTTTTATTTTCTTCTTTCATCTTAACGTAAGCCAAGGGAATGCTTTTTCCCAATTTAACATATTTTTATAATTTTCAAAAATCTCCTCACCGGCTTTTATATCTCGCAGGGCGGTATCGTCTTTCTCGTCATAATTAGGAATGTCTGAATGGTTCATAAAAGCCAAAAGTCTTTGATCAAAGTTAGGGGACATAAAATATCTTCCATTCACCACCTGCGGCCAGCGACCCATAATGATTTCTCGCACTTCTGGAGGAATTTCTTTGAGAGCCGCGAGAGTGAGAGTGAACCACGCTGGTCTTGTCCATAGAGCTGGTTGGACATATAATTTCTCACCTTTTTTAATATCCCTGATGGCAAATACCCCAATGCCATGAATATTTGAAGGAGCTAACTTGCATTTGACAGTGCTAGAAAGTTCCATTATCTGCTCCGATCTCGTTAAACCTGTCATTTTTTAGTCTTATTCCATTTGAGATAATCGCTTGGATTAGCCAAACCCATCTTGGCTTTTTTAGCTTTCCATGCCATAACCTTTTCGGCGCAAGAATGACATTTAAAGAAGTCCCCTACCTCGGCGTGGGAATGACCAGTAGCGAGAGTTTCAATCAAATCCTTTCGCATTCGATCTTTCAGGGTTTCTCGTTTAAAAATTTCAGTTTTCATCAATAAGCGGGATTAATTTCTTGTTTTGGTCTTGGTTTGGCGACGTGTTTGCAACTTTCCCAACCTTCCCGACAGCATTCGGGGATATATACGATCAAACTGCCGGATTTATCTGCGATCTTTCCGGTATTATCGGCATCTGTGATAATATTTCTTTCCTCGTTATGATCGGAGTCAGTGAACATATCGCATATCTTATCGCGTCAAGGGCATGATCGTTGCCATCTTCGGCTTCGTTCAGCATTTTACCATTCTTGTCAATAACCCACAAGTAATTGCGATATTCTTTAATGAGATTGACGCTTTGCTTAGTCATACTCACACGTTGATCTTGCACGACATTGATTCCGTATTTCTTAGAATCCTTACCTTTATGAGTTGGGAGAATTGAGATACCGTAACTTTTAATTTCATCTATGCTTTTGGGTTCGGCAGAATCCGCGATCACGAGTTTTGGAGGAAGATTCTTTAAAATATCCGCTATTTCCTTATTTGCAAGGCCTTTTTGATAGGTTATTTCATCTAAGATATAACTTCCATTCCAGTAATAGAGAGCGATTATAGCAGTAGGATCGTTAGTATAACCGAAGTCTAGGCCGTAGCGTTCGAGACGAGCCTCATGTGGAATTTTATCTATAATTTTCCAACCTGTGTAAATCCTGCCTTCCACCTCCCCAAGGAGGCCGAGGCCAAAAACCTTATACCAACCCTCACGATTTTTGCGTTGTTCTATTGATTTTAATATTTCAGGCGGTATAGCTTCATTGTCTTGAAAGTTAAGCACTATATGTTCCACGTCATCGCGCTTTCCAAGAACATCAGTATAGAACCAAAATTCACTTACTGGATTCCAGTCTAAGAAGATATATTCTTTAGTGCGGACTTCAAGTTCATCGAAAGCGGTGAGGGTTACGTTATTGGCCTCATTCAGAAAGAGTCTATCACGGCGACTTCCTCGGAGTTTATCGGCGTTTGATGGATCAGCTCCGAAGAACTCCATCTGACTTCCGGTTTCAAAAGTATAAATACGATCTGTTTCATGCCATCTATTATCATTCCAGTAATTATGGGCTTTCATGATATTCTTAAAATCCCGCAATGCTCCGGTCTTTATATGCGGGACTGATTCAGAAACTACGCTGGTTACGGTGGGAGTTTTATCCGATTGGGCGGCGTTTATCAGGTAAAGAAGAATGGAGATAGTTTTAGAAGCTCCAGTGCCTCCTTGAACGGCGCGAATCCTACTCTTTAATTTCTGTATTTTCCTTAGGGCTGTCGTTGGCTGATACATTTTCTAAAATTGGAATGGGTTTTCCACCAGAAGTTACATCAATGGAATCCCCAAATTCTTTTCTGCGTTTTTTCTCAAGATATTTGAAAGCGTAGTGAGGATCGGAAAGTGCTTGAACAGCAGTTTGACGAGCTTTTAACACAGGCTTTTGCCTTAAATCGTCTATTTTGCTACGAAATTCGGGATATCTTTCACTATATCTATAAAAAGCCTCACGAGAAATCTCTGCGTAACTGCACGCCTCCTCTATCGTTCCGTCAATAGCAAAAACCTGTTCTAGTTTCGTTACAACCGAATTCTCGTCTTTTCCATCGAACCACGGCCTACCTACTGGATTTTTACCGTTTTTTTGTTTGTGTAATCTTCCCATCTTTGAATAATTTGTCCACAGATTTTCCCCTTTAATCATTGACCTTTGAGATGTTATATGTTATTGTATCTAGATGATAGATTATAGAAGTAAAATACTTAATATACGTTATCTTATACTAAAAAAGAAGATTACTTATGAGGAAGGCAAAAAACTTGCCCAACCTCTTATAATTAAAATGAATAAAATAAATAAAGAAATTTCTATTAAACATAATATGCGTTA